GCACATGGAAAGGATGCTTCTATTGGAAATCTTGTGGAATATCGCAGAATGATTGTATTTGAGTCTATTGATACTCGTGATAGTGAACGAGATTACACAAATGCCATCAAAGCATTGGCTTTTCCTCGTGGTGGAGAAGGAAAGCGATCGGTTGAGAACACAAGGGGTCGTAAGAACGCTAGGATGCGTCTATTTCTTGACGAGTTGGCTGAAATGGATCTCTACGCTCTGGATACTCGTGTAAACCTTGGAGCTAATCCTGACTTCATCTTTGGGGGTATGGCAAATCCTTCTAATACTGCCAACAATCCCCATACGGAGCTATGCCAACCAGATGATCCTATGGAATGGGATGCCGTAAACCGCTACACCAAGAAATGGAAGACTCGTACAGGCGTTGCGTTGCACCTTTCTGGTGAAGATAGCCCAAACTTCCAAGTTCCAGATGCAGAAATACCACCTTTTGATAGGTTTTTGACTGTAGAAGGTGAGGCGGCTACGCTTAAACGATGCTATGGCAACAAGAATGCCCTAGAATACTGGCGAAATGTCTACGGATGGTGGCCCGATTCCTCTGTCGAGCTTACAATTTTCTCAAAACAGTTCATTCAAGCGTGTGATATTGGTTGGCAACCAGTATGGAGTGGCAAAACACAAGTTGTTTGTGGATTTGATCCTGCATTTACGGCTGGAGGAGATAGATGTGCAGCTAGCTTTTGCCGATTTGGGCCTAACGATGCTGGTAGAAGCCTTGGTTACTACCTTGGAACCAGAGAATATAGCAGTTCTGTAGGAGAAGTCTTTGAAGAAAGTATCGCAATCCAAGTTGTTCGTGATTGTTTGGAGTACGGAATCCATCCTAGAAACTTCGGATTGGATATATCTGGTGATGGAGGAAAGATGATGAGAGCAATCATCATTGAATGGAGCAAGTATCATCCAGAGGCTATGTTCATATTCCCCATTTCTTCTATGGGTATGCCTACTGATAGGAAAATTTCAAACCTTGATCGTAGAACTTGCAAAGAAGCGTATGATCGTTTGGTTACTGAGTATTGGTTTGCTGTTCATACCGCCATGTCAACCAGATCCCTTGTTGGCATTGATCTTGATTCCCACTCGCAAGTCATCAATGAGTTGTGTTCTAGGTTGTATCAACACAAAGGCAGGAAGGTTTCTGTTGAGAAGAAAGTTGAGATGAAGCAACGCATTAAGAAGTCCCCCGATTTGGCTGATTCCTTGACCTATGCTGTGGAAATGTTGCGAAGGGCTGGATTAGAATTTACCTTTGCTGAAGAAACAGAATCCTTGGACATCCAAGAGATCCGTGATTGGGAACGTCATCTAATCCGTGATCGTGACAAGGACGAGGACGGCATGGATGATGAAGACATGAGCTACGCAGGGACATCTTTTGACGAAGATGGGTTTTAATTATGCTCAATCATCCGATGAGGGAATGAAAATATCGCAAGTCGCAACTTCACTCATAACGAAGTGAACTATTTAGAAGAATCTTCATCTAAATTAGATGACTCTACACAAATGCTCATAAATAGCAAGGTTTTGTAAACCCTATCGGGTATGATCTTTGAGTTATATCTCAATTTTATACCCAATCGGGCATATATTTGATGTATAAGTCATCAATTTGGTACTCTACGGAGAATAATCCCTCTAATCTCTTAGAATCACCACTCCTTGGTGGTAAACACGACATACCACTCGTGAATGGTCTAAAAATATTCAATCATCCGATGAGTGAATCGAACACTCGCCTCTCGTTAATTCCGAGATCCTGCCACTAGACGAATCGGTGATTGAACTATCCAAGCGTTTCAGAAACCTGCGTTATCCAGCTTGGTCGGAGTCAGCTAGTGATGCCCACTAGCAGACCCTCTTTCCCTCAACATCCAAAAAGTCGGGTTTACGATTGATCAGGTCGCTTTAATTGAGAGTAGGAGGCGTGGATGAACTATTAAGTAATGCTTACAAGTTGGCAAGAAAAAATGGAGTTAGGGGATCAGGTCGCTACTACGTCTGATTCGCACCATTGGTGATTCCCCTCAGATTTCGCCCCTCATTGCCCCCAACGATTAAAAATATATTGTTGACACAATTACGAGTCAACGGCAAAGTCGTAAAATCTTATGACAGAAAGATATAAGCGAGGACATTTGCGTGCAGACGGCATGGTTTTTTGGTCGTACAACCAAAACAGCAAAAATAGGGAACGATGGATTACTGCTGAAAGCTTTTTGTCAAAAAAACAAAGCGAGAGAATTCTTTCTCAGCAATGGAGAGAATCAAACAGAAATAAAGAAAATTCCCGCATTAAGCGATGGAAGTATGGAAATCTGCCAAAGGTTCTTGCAAACAACGCAAAAAGACGAGCAAGAGAAGTATTATCATCTTTAATGCTTCATCGTGATCAAAAAGAAATCATTAAAGAGATTTACAGCGCATCTCTACGAATCTCAAAATGCACAGGCATCAAACATCATGTTGATCATATTGTTCCAATATCAAAAGGCGGCTATCACATTCACACAAATCTTCAGATTCTTCCGGCTTTATTGAATTTGCGAAAACAAGCAAAGATTTCTGCTTGACCATGTTCTTTTTTTTATTCATTTTTACCACATCTTGAATGTGACAGCATTCGGTGTTCATTTTCCCACTGGCGCAAGCCATTGAATGACCCATCAGGTGCTGTCACACTTGGTGGGTTTTTCACTTTCAGGATTGAGGCTAGGCACGAATGCGTACCGTGTAAGTCAATAGATCGGCTTTGACGAACCAAAACGTCCTACCCGATTGAGATGAGAAGAAGCACCCTGCTTTCAGCGTTGCCAGAGAGCAGTAGTTTCTTTTCTTTTCTGACAGGCTTTCCCAATTGACCTTGGGGGGATCAGGGGGGTGTTTGCTTTACTCTTTGCTTTTCTTTAGGCGTAGGGTTGACACACTTATTAAACTTTGCATACTCCCTAAAACCAATGAGCTATCCAATAAAGATGTTTTACAAGTTTGTAGGACTCATTGCATACATTAATGGTTATTGCCCTTACTGCTTACTAGAACTAAACGCTTGCAATAATAAATCGTGCCACATATGCAATGTCGCAAGTGAATTTCGACCACCGAATATATGGAAAAGATTTACATCATCAATCTAATCTAAAACACATGACACCAGAAGAAGATGCAGCAAAGATTTGGAGTGAAGCATATTATCATGGTGTAAATAAATACATCTCTGGAAGCAAAGAACACAAATCACAGTTCTGGACTGCTGGTGCTGCATGGTATGCAAAAAACCTAAGAGATGAACAATTGGATCTTATCAGCTACCTACATCATCTTTCTGAAAGAATTAAATTGATTGAACTATTGGCAAACATGATGGGTGAAGAAGAAATTTCCTTGCGTGACGCAAGCACACTGTTAAAGAACCTTGTGGTTGATAAGCCGCCACAATCTTTGCAGAATCAATCTAATGACTAAAAAACATCCTGTCGGAGCAGTTGTTGTCTCCGACCTACATTGTGGTTCTTCTGTTGGATTGTGGCCTGATAACCACATTACTTCTACTGGCAATAAAATTGGCCTTGGCAATAATCTTCACCAACAATGGCTTTGGCAATGCTGGAACGACATCCAGAAGAAGATTAAAGATCACTTTAAAGGAGAACCATTTGCATTAATTGTAAATGGAGATTGCATTGAAGGTAGGCATCATGGAACTACAGAGATAGTTGTAGCCTTAAACTTTGATCATGCCCTTGCTGCCATTGAATGTTTAAAGCCCCTAGCTAAACTTGCTTCAGTAACCTACATGACGGCTGGAACAGAATGCCATGTTGGAGATTGGGAAAAAATGATTTGCAAAGAAATTGGCGGCAAGTGGCTAGGAGACAAGGGGCTTGTGGAAATGAATGGAACGCTCATGGACATTGCCCACCATATGCCAACAAGTGCTAGGGCATACCTAGAGGCAGGAGCGATGTCTATAACAATGGGCAACGCTCGACAGAATTACTCTCGTGTTGGTCATAGGGTTCCAAAGATATATCTAAGAGGCCATAGACATACGGGAGGAATCTTTAATGATGGATCAGGTATATTCATGGTTACTCCTGCTTGGCAACTTTTGACCCGCTATGGTCACAAAGTAGTAGGAGATTCCATATGCCGACCCGGATTTGGAATTATAGATTGGCGTGGATGCGCCAAAGGAGAGTTACCAGCAACCAAACTAACCGTATATGAGCCAAAAGAAAATAAACCCATCTGAATCTGAACTACGCAATTCTGCTTACGACTGGATTAATAAAACAGAAGACTATAGCGTTGAGGTAGTTCCCGAAGGTTGGCTTACTTGCCAGCAAATATGTGAGCTAAAGAACATGACTACGGGACAAGCAGAAACCTTGATTAGAAGAATGATCAACAATGGAGAATGGAAAAAGAAAACATTCAGAATTAAAATTGGTGGAGCAGGAGTAAAATCAGTCCTTCATTATACAGGAAAATGAAAAAGCCTTCCGAATACTACTTAGATGTAGGTGTTTGGAAAACAGGATGTTGGATTGTATGGCCTGTTGATAAAGAATCAGCCAAGACTTGGTTTAAAGAAAAACTAGATGGAGAACATGAGTTTGAGAACCTAGATAATCATTCTGATGCCTGTGCTGTTCTAGGAAGCGTTCCCATCATATTCCTTACCCAATGGAAATTTAATCCAGAATGGATTTCTAATCTAACCCACGAATGTATTCATGTTGCTACATTCATGCTTAAAAACTGTGGTGTTGAAGAAAAAGAATCCTGCGACGAGGCGTTGGCATACCTAGTCGGCTACCTTGTAGAGAGCTTTCTAAAAGCCCTTACAAAGAAAGTTTAAGCAAAGGTCAGCAGATCGCTCTGATGATGTGCAATAAGTTGAAGGATTGCCTTTCCCTCATCGGTAGCAACATGACCCGTACCTTGGCACTTCCAGCAAGGCTCTCCTTGACCTTCATCGTACCAATCGGTTCCTGTACCACCGCACTCATCACACGCCCTCTCAAGCATGCTCTGTTTGAATAGGTTATTCATACGACCCATCCATTGACTGATTTTTTTATTTTTGTCAAT